ATTCGGTGGAGCACGTACAACACGTGTTCTCGGAATTGACGTACAAGAAGTTCCATACTACCCTGCAGGATATGTCGATTTGACATTCCCACAGAACCGTGTATGGGGATTCCAGCGTGACATCACTGTTAACCGTGAATACAAGCCAAAGAAGGATACTGTAGAATACACAGTCTTCGTTCGCTTTGGTATTCAGTGGGAAGAGCAGGATGCAATCGCGTTCGCTGATGCAGCAGACGATGCAGCATAACCTATAAACAGTAAAAACTAAGGGGGGTAGGAGTTAACGCTCCTGCTCCCTTTATTACTTATAATGATATAATACTAACAAGGAGGAATTATGGAAAACATTAATGAAAATCCAATTGTAGAAGAAACAACATACGAAGCACCAGTTTTTGAAGCACCAGTTGTAGAAGAACCTGTTGTAGAGCATGTAGAAGAAACTCCAATTGTAGAAGAGGCTGCAGAAGCAGTCGTAGAAGCACCTTCATACCAAGCACCTGAAGAAGTTCAGGCACTTGGAGCAGTAGAAGCAGGAGTCATTGGAGCAACAACAGCGCCAAAGGCAACTGAAAGAAAGAAGAGTGCAAAGGTTGAAAAGCCTAAAGAGACAGTTGCTCTTTACTCAACAAAGAATGTAACATGGTCAGAGGTAGGTAAAGTTTACCGTGGCTATAATATTGTTAGCAAGGATGCTGCTGAAAAGTGGCTTACTCGCTCACATATCCGCATAGCAACCCCAGAAGAAGTTGCCAAGGAATTCGGTAAATAATTCATGGAGATATTGAGAGTTCCGCCATATGATTCTATCAATGTGCAATACTACACTGTGCCACTAGACTGGCCTAGTAATAAGAGCATATCAGTTAGAATAACGGATATGGCGGACCTTTCAGTACAAACAATGTCTTATGCAGCACCAGTAACTCCAGGCAGAGTTTTGCAGACTGATCCAATTGGTTTTTCTGGTAGATATGACAATAACTATAGGTTAGAGGTTTTTCAAGATGAACTAGACGGAATCTTGTTGAAAGAGGAATACTACGAAATTGTTAGACCATATGTAGACCCAAATACATTAGGAACAACAGCATCAGAGATTGCTGAATATAAAATTTTAGAATTAGTTGCAAGATCAATGATAGACACATTTGTGCCAGAAGGCTTTTATAACAAAAAGATAACAATAGTTGGAACTGGTAATGGATCAGACTATTTCTCTTTATGGGAAAAGGTTTATAGAGTATTTAAGGTTTACGAGAATAATGTTTTAGTTTATGATAGATCAACTCCAGACCTAAGTGAGTATCAATACGCAATAACACCAGATAAGACTGCTATTCAAAGAGTTCGTGCAGATGTTCTTGAGTTAAATAGATATGAATCAACAGCGCAGAACCTACCAGTAGCAAGCGGAGATCTTGGTTATTATGGATACGAAGGAATCTCCTTTCCGTCAGGATATGATTACACATTTGTTGTAGATCACGGATATCTAAACGTTCCTGACGATGTAGAGTATGCAGCAAAACTATTAATAGAAGACCTAAAGTGTGGTAAGTTAGACTACTACAAGAGATATATAACTGCATACAATACAGATCAGTTTAGAATTCAATTTGATAAGGCGATGCTTGGCGGTACTGGTAACTTCTTAGTTGATAAGATACTTGACAAATATGTTAAGACCATTGTCAAGCCAGGGATAATTTAATGATATGCGAAGAGCCAGACTTTGCATTTCCAATGCTTGCAGATGTCTATCATCCTGTAGTTGAGCAAGGCGTTTATGGAAACGTACAAAAGACATGGATATTAGATAGAACAATTGCATGTTCTTTTTCATCAGCAGGAGGAGCATTTAAAGAAGAGTTAACCCCCAACGTAAACATTACAGAAGAAAAACTTTTAATTGGGAGAGTAAAGACTGATATAAGAATGTCCAGCCTTGAAGCCAAAAACTCAATTACAAATGTTATTGTTACAAACATTAGAGACAAAAACTGCAACGATATATACACAGAAACTTCTGGTCCAAGATCAGGTAAGTCAACTATTTTTGAAATTGCAACGCAGGACCCATTCGTAGGTCCTTTTGGATCTGTTGAATATTACAAACTAATTATTAGAAGGTCTGAGAATCAGGCGGTAGATGTATGATAAAAGTTAAGTTTGATAATAAAAAATTTAATAACCAGATGAAAAACCTTGTTGAATACTCAACTGGTTTTACTGAGGGTGTACAAAACGGAAAGTCAGAATTTTTAAAACTATTAGGAGCAGATGTATCAGAGATAGCATCTCAGTTTATAGATACAAATGCAAGAGTTTCTCCATCCACTCTACACCACGTATACGAATGGTACAAGAATGGAAGCCCTGAAGCAAGACTATTTGATATAGACTACACTGTTAGCAACATAGGTCTATCCTTTATATCTAATTTTAAGCAATCACAAACAGTTAAAAATGGATCGCATGAACCATTTAGAAACAAAGCAGAAATAATGGAAAATGGAACTACAGTTGTTATTAGACCAAAAAATGCTGAGGCTTTAAGGTTTGAGGTAGGTGGAGAGGTTGTGTATACAAAGAAGCCTGTAGTTGTTCAAAATCCAGGAGGAAACACTCAGGGAGAATTTGAAAAAGCATTTGACATGTTCTTTGGTAGATACTTTACCCAGGCATTTTTAAAAAGTAGTAACCTAGGACAATATTTTGAGAACCCAATAGTATATAAGAAAAATCTAAGAAAAGGAATGCGTAGTGGAAGATCCACTGGACTATCTACAGGTTACAGATGGGTTGTTAACGCAAAGGTGGCTGGATAATGACAGATTCAACATCAGTAATAAATACTCCAGTATTGTGGATTAATAAATATCTTCAAGCAAAGATTTCAGAGTTGACACAATTAAATGATGTCCCATTTTTCCCAACAGGACCATCTACATTAGAGGCTTTACAAACACAATTTCCGACAGGTGGCACTATGGCAGTTTATGACAGAATGTTTAGAATGCGTAGGGGTCCATTTCCTCATATAAAATCTGAACAAGTTTTGTATTATTTTTATTATACTGCGTCAAACACAACTACCAATATGATTAGAATTCAAGAGGCTGTTTTAAGACTTCTAGATCGTGGAGACGAAAGCGCTGAAGATCTAAACAAATGGGCTAAAAATAATCCAATAAATTTTGGAACTGCTTTAAACCCAGATTTTGTTACCTGTAAGTTCTATTTCCACGACTTTAAGATTTACCAATTAGAAGAGGCAAGAGATATAGTAGACTTTGGAACAGCCCGAACATATGCGGGTAACAAGATAATTATTGACTACGACTACCATCAGATGCAAGACGTAATAGACTCAGTAAACGCTTAAAAAAGGGCTGTATAATTAAAGTGAGGAAACAAGCCCTTTTAATCCAAAAGAAAAAAAAGAGGTGAAAAATATGGCATATACACGTGGTAGCAGCAACAATATTATTGTTGGAGCAGCAGCCCTCTTCACACATGAAGACGGCGTACTCACAGACGCAGCCCTTCCAGCATACGTAGCAGGAACATCATTCAGAGAGACACTTTCTGGCGATGCAGACTTCCGCAATGTTGGTTACACAATGAACGGTTTGGAAATTCAATTCCAGCCTGACTTTGGTGAGGTTGCAGTAGATCAGGTTCTTGACGTTGCTAAGTTGTTTAAGCAAGGCATGCAGGTAAACCTAAATACTACATTCGCAGAATCAACACTAGAGAACCTTCTATTTGCTCTCGCAGGCAAGGATGGAGATCTAAACACAGTATCAGGAAACCCAACACTTAACCTTTCAGCAGGAGACATCGGCGAATGCCCAGTCGAACGTGGTTTGGTTGCAGTTGGTCCAGGAACTGGAGATTGTGCAATTGGAGACGAACTCGAAAGAGTTTACGTAGCATACCGTGCACTCTCAATCGAGAGCGTAACAGTATCTGCAAAGAGAGATGAAGCGACAATGTTCGAAGTATCATTCCGTCTTCTTCCAAATGATAATGCATCATACGGTAAGATCGTAGACCGCACTATCCCAGCAGCATAATATAACTTAATATATTCAGTCAGACCCAGACCGTAAAAAAGTCTGGGTCTTTCTGTTATACTATATATATGGCAACAACTGTATATAATACAAAAAATATTACCCTACAAGACGGAGTAGAAATAGAGTTATCGCCACTAAAAATAAAATATCTTAGACAACTAATGGATATTTTTGATGAAGTGAGAAACGCTACAGGAGACCTTGAGGCTATTATTGCGTTGTCAAAATGTGCAAGGATCTGTATGAAACAGTTTAGACCAGAGATCACAGAAAGCCAAGACATGCTAGAAGAGTATGTTGACCTGCAAAACATTTATGACATATTAGATATAACTGCTGGAATTAAGATTAATGAAAAATCAGAAGAGACTGTTAAGAAGCAAGCAGTTGATAGTGGGTCCTCTTGGGAAGATCTAGATCTTGCAAAACTAGAGTCTGAAGTATTTTTGCTGGGAATTTGGAAAGACTACGATGAACTAGAACGGTCCATATCTATGCCAGAGTTAATGGTAACACTTTCTATTAGGAGAGAACTAAACTACGATGAAAAGAAATTCCTTGCAGCAATGCAGGGGGTCGACCTAGACAAGAATAATGAAAAAAGCAATGCCTGGGAAGAAATGAAAGCCAGGGTATTTAGTGGTGGTCAAGCGTCTAATTCAAAAGACATCGTTGCACTACAAGGATACAATGCACAAAAGGCTGGATTCGGAATCGGCATGGGATTAGACTATGAAAGAATAGACTAAAAACAAGCCTGTTTATGGTATAATTAAACAACTACAATGGAGGAAATCATGGTTAAAGAAGCAGAAAGCAAGAATCAACTGTCGCTTATTGATGGAACAAAGTTTGAGATTAAGCCACTAAAAATCTCTCTACTTAAGCCATTTATGGAGCAGTTTACAAAACTTCAAGAGGTAGCAGAAGATAACACCAAGTCAATGGATATTTTAATTGACTGTGTTCAAATTGCATTTAAACAATACTTGCCTGCAATTGCAGACAACAGAGAGGCGATTGAGGAAAATCTAGATCTTCCTACAGTCTACAAGATCATTGATGCTGCTTCAGGAATGCAACTTTCCGATGCAACAGGTCTTCTAAACTCAATCAAGTAAAGAGGTGTGATGATTGTCTGACGTAAATGCAAATATAGGTATTAATTTTGATACCTCTAACGCACTAGCACAGTTACGTCAGTTACAGGCTGGACTCAGCCGATTCAACCAATCCCTAACTCAGGGAAATGTTGCAGCAATGAATGCACAAAAGGCATTAAACTCCCAGTTGATGCAGGCAATAAATGCCACTGGGAAGTTTGTTGCAACACAAAAAGATGTAGCCACAAGTACATCTTCTTTTACGCAGGCACTTGAAAAAAATCAAATGTCCATGCGACAGTACTTTAGGTACACAGCAGCAGCAGCCACACAAAATACCAAGGTGTTTAAGGGGATGTTTGCACAAGAGCGTGAGACTTTAACCCGTGCTAGTAAAGATAGGGTAAAACTTCTACAGGCTCAGTATATCCAGATGCAGTCTGCTAATGGAGATATGATTAAGACTCTTCAGGTTATTCCAAAGCACCTAAAGATGGTCAACGGTCAGTATGCAGATTATGCAACACGCATGCAGATGGCAGCACAAAGACAGCAATTCTTAAATAAACTATTAAGCCAGGGATCAACCCAACTACTGAACTTTGGTAAGAACACTCAGTGGGCTGGTCGTCAGTTGATGGTTGGTTTAACAATACCTCTCACGATCTTGGGTTCAACAGCAGCAAAAACATTCATGGAAATGGAACAGGCTGTAATCAAGTTCACAAGAGTTTACGGTGATATGCTCACAGATGGGGCTGCAACCGACAAGGCAATTGCAGATATCCAAAGACTTGGAAGAGAGTATACAAAGTACGGAATTGCAGTAAAAGATACTGTTGAAATGGCAGCCTCTGCAGCAGCAATGGGTCTTACTGGAGATGCTCTTAATGCTCAAGTAATTAATGCAACAAGGCTTGCAGTACTTGGTCAAGTGGAACAAGCACAAGCGCTAGAAACAACAATCTCTTTGACAAATGCTTTTGGTCTTGCAGCGGATCAACTTGCAGGAAAGATCAACTATCTTAACGCAGTAGAAAACCAAACAGTTCTTTCGATTGAAGATTTGACTATTGCAATTCCAAAGGCTGGACCAGTTGTAAAGCAACTTGGTGGATCTGTAGAAGATCTTGCATTCTTTATGACTGCAATGAAGGAAGGTGGAATTAACGCATCAGAAGGTGCTAACGCACTTAAGTCTGGTCTTGCTTCCATGATTAATCCTTCTAAGAAGGCTGCCGAGTTCCTTAATGATTTAGGTATTAACATCAAGGGAATTGTAGAAGCAAACGCTGGAGACCTCAAGGGTACTGTTGTTGGATTCGCTAGAGCACTTGATACACTTGATCCTCTTAACCGTGCCCGTGCAATTGAGCAGATGTTTGGTAAGTTCCAGTTTGCTCGTCTATCAACATTGTTCCAAAACGTAACAAGTGATGCATCTCAGGCTTCAAGAGCACTCGGATTAGCGGGGGCATCAGTAGAAGAACTTGCAATCCTATCTGAGCGAGAATTAAAGAAGGTAGAAGACGCAACAGGAACAAAGTTTAAGAAGTCAATGGAAGACCTTAAGCAACAGTTAATCCCAATAGGCAAAGCATTCTTGCAGGCAGCAACACCAATTGTTGAATTTGTTGGAAAGGTTTTAGCAAAGTTTAATAATCTTTCAGAAGGAACTAAGAAGGTTATAGCGATTATTGTTGGTGTTGTTGGTGGCCTTGCCCCTATTGCTTTGATGACATTCGGTATTTTGATGAATGGTGTAGCAAACACAATTAAACTATTTGCTAAACTACGTGGCGGAGTTGCACAACTAAATGGATCAAACAATGTTCTTGGTGGAGGATTTGAGTATTTAACTAATCAGCAGATTGAAAACCTTGCACAATCTAATGCCCTGCATACATCTCATAGCCAACTAATTTCTACATTTAATGTTGAAGCAGCGTCAGTTCAAGCATTGGCAGCAGCATATGGAAATGCAGCAAGTCAGGCAAGAGCACTTGCTCAATCATCTCCAGGATTGTTTAACACAGTCCCAGGACCAGCAGGAGCAGTTTCGGGTCTTCCTCCAAAGAAGTTTGCACAGGGCGGAGTAGTTCCAGGAACAGGTAATAAAGATACTGTTCCAGCAATGCTCACTCCAGGAGAAGTTGTTTTAACTAAGCAAACTGTAAAAGAAAATCCAGAACTAGTTGCTGCACTTCAAAATGGATCTGTAAAAAAGTACAACGATGGAACTGGAAGAATTGTTACTCCTGACCAAAGAAGATTCATTAGTCAGGTGAGTAGTCGTTCAGCAGATGCAGCAGGTGTTGCAGATGAAATTGGTAAGCAGTTTGAGTTTATAAATAATACTACTGCAGAAAAACTTATGGCATACGCAAGGGCAACTGGTAGAACAGTAACTGATAGCAGCGAAGAAAGTTTGGAGCAGTTAAGAGCATCTTTAGTTACTAGCGTAAAGAATGTAATTGAGGCAGCAGCAGATGCTGCAGAAGCAAGAGGAAGAGAATTAACTGTTACTGCAGCAGCAAACGCCCCCAAGAAGGTAGGAACTGCAGGGGCACAAGCCAGCCTTCATCAATTCTATAACCCTAGAGCAAAGCAACAAGAGAGCCAGCAGTTTTCCCATGTAGAAACATCTACCTCAATGCCGCTTGATCAGTTATCTAGAACTGTAGTCATAACAAATGAAAAAACTCAATCAGAACTTTTAAATCTTCAAAGAGCAATTCAGGCAAGTAATGAGGCAAATGGCACATCTGTTCCAATGCCAACTGTAACACCAGTCAGTGGATTTGGATATGAACTTCAAGGTCAAGTAAATAAGGCCATGAATGATGAATCCCCAGAGATTAGAAACTTTAAGGGTCAAGGTCGAACTGTTGCAACAATTGATGCCTTCTTGGAAAACTTTGAAGAAACTGGTGTTCAGAAATGGCAAAAAGCAATTGAAATTGGCGGAGGAAATTTTGAACAATTATCTGGAGCATTAAGGGTATACGATGATAGACTTTTGCAAGCAGTTAGACAATGGAAGCAAGACAATCCAGGGCAAGCGTTTACTGACACAGTCTTTAAAGGCATAGAGCAAACTGTTCGCTCTCAAGTTGCTGGACTAGATACTGAACTTGGTCAGGTTTTTGAAGTAGCAAGACAAACAGTTACTGCAGTAAGAGTAAGCATGACAGCAGAACAAAAAGCAATTGCTAATGCAGACGCCATTTCCAGAGGGGAAACAAACTCTAAGGGCGAAGCCTACACAGAACAAAAACCAAAATACAGTAAGAGCCGATCAACATTTCAAGGAGGGGGAACAGAAAGAAGAGACGAGGGCGGAGTAGGTAATTTTATAGAAGTAGACGAAGCAGCACTTGCAGATGCTAGAGCAGAAGGAGCCCAACTAGGCCAAGCAGTAATTGATGGAGTTAGAAGCGATCCAGGAACCGCAGCAGACTCACCATCAAGAAAGGGTATTAAAGCAGGTAAAGAAGTTGCAGACGGTTTGATAATTGGAATGCAAGAAGGACAGCCTGCAGTCGATGCACAATCTGCAAAACTTGGTAGCGCTGCTGTTCCAACAGCAGCAGAAACACAGGCAAAAGTCGACAAGATGGATCTTGGAAACAAGGCCTTCTATGACGAACTTGATACACCAGAATTGCGAGATGAAAGACAGATCTACAAGTCTGTAGATAGACAAAGAAAGAAACGTGCCAAAGAACGGGGAGCAGGAAATGCTGCAGAAACATCGCTAACACCAGTTCCTTCTCAAGCATCAGTGCGAATTACTGCAGCAACAGCCAAAACCGAAGCAGCAGCAGAGCAGTTAGCGGTAAGTACAGAGCAAGCAGCAACAGCACAGGCACAGGTTGTTCAACAAATCAGGGATGAAAGTAAATCCAGAGTTACCATTAAGGGTAATACTGTTAACATTGGTAAGGCTCGTGAAGATGCAGACAAGGCTGAAAATGAAGCAGCAATTACTAGAGCCCGTGCAGCAGCAATTGAAAAAGAGCAAGCAGCACAAAGAGCAAAGAACTCTCCAACAACCATTACTGACGAACAGGTTCTTGCTGCTAAAGAAAAAGCCAATGCTGCAGAATTAAAGGCTGCTGAAACTAGAGCAGCACTTGCAATGGCTGAAGCAGAAGGTAAAGAAATTGTTATTTCTGATGAAGATGTAAAAGACCCAGGTAAAGTCAAAAAGATTCAAGAAAAAAATGATGAAGTTATTTCTAATGGAACACAAGAACAAGGTGACGGACTAAGGAGAATTGTCGAGGGTACAGACGAAGCAGCAGATTCAACATTATCAGTTGCAGACCAGACAGATGAACTTGCAAACATAACTGGAGAAGCGGTAGATGCTCAAACACAAACTGCAGGAAACCTTGTAACTGGAGCACAGATAACAAATGCTACTACTGGAAACATGAACGATGTTCTTCAGTCAACGGATATGACTGGCATAGCGCAAGATGATATTGCAGGTTCTTCAGAAAGCATTGCTAAAATAAATAGAGACATTGAAGAAGATAAGCGTAAAATAAGAGCATTAGGACAACAAGAACTTGCTGCACGAATGAAAGATTCAGGTGCAATTATTCCTGATGGATCGCAGTCAACTAATGCAGTTTTTGATGAAAGCAAAGCCCCAAGTTACACAGAAGCATATGATGAAGTAATGGGTAGAGATCCAGGAACCAATGGTCCAGATGACCCAGGACAAACTGGATATACAAGAAATAAAAAGGGACAGTTCGTATTTGATCCAGAAACAGGACAGCCAACAACTCTTACTGAAAGCCAACTAAAGAAAAAGAAGCGTGGCATGCGTAGAGAGAAGGTTGGAAGGGCTTCTGGAAAGATCTCAGGTGGTCTTGGAACAGCAGCAATGGTTGCTGGTATGGCAGGAGCGCCACCACAAGTAACTGCAGCACTAGGTACTGCAGCAACGGTTGCACAGTTTGCGCCAATGATTGCTGGTATGGGTCCAATAGGTATTGCAGTAACAGCCATCGCAGCACTTGGTGCAGGAGCATTTTTACTTAATAAACACTTTAATCAGATGGCTGCAAAGGCAGCCCAGTTTGCGAAAGACTTATCTGCAACACGAGATGGCCTTAAGGCTATAGGTGAAGTTAGTGGTAAGGTTGGCGCATCTGAAATAATGGATAAGCGCAGACAGACTAGCCAGTATGGTAAATACGATGAAGAAATTAAAATTGATAACACCTTTGGTGAAAAGTTCTTAGGATCAGAGGTTGGTAAAAAAGAAAAGAAATTGTTCCAAGAAAATGTTAAAAAGTTTGGAAGCGACAAAGCAGTTAAGGACTTATCTCTAAAACTTGCTACAGCAGTTGCTGATGGAGTACTTGATGCCCAGGCAGCAAATAGTATCGCTGCAGAACTTGCATTACAGTTAGAAGATCAAAAACTTGAAATGCAGGTTGTTGGACAACTATCAACAATCATTGGTCCAAACGGAGAAAACTTAAAAGATAAGCCAATTGAGACTAGAGCATTAATTTTAGCAAATGCCAACAACAGAGTTATAGATGCAGAGTCAGACATTGCACAAGGCAAGGGCAACACAAGAGAAAACGTTGCATCAGTGGCAGCCTACAATATGAATAATATTGAAATGGCTACAATGATGGCAGATCAAATACAGGTTGAGTATGAAACTCAAAAGAAAAAACTTGAAGCAGAACTAGCCTCTACAACTAACGCACAAAGAAAATTAGATATTGGAAAACAGATTGCACAACTTGATTCTGAAAACCTATCAAACTCAAGACTAATGAATGCTCAACTTCTTACACAGATTCAACTTCAGACAAAGAGTTTTGAAAAGGTTTATAGTGCTTCTAGATTTGGAGCCCAATCAAGAAGAGAAGATGCTTACTTTGACGCAACAAGAACTCAACTTGAAACAACATACAAGGGAACTGATCAAGAAGAAGCAGCAAAGAAATTCTTAAATACATCAGAAGACTTTGCAGACAATGCTTTTACTAATGGCCTAGCAGATCAAAAAACTGCACAAACCTTCCAAGCAAAAATGGAAATGCTTGTTGGAAGCAAGGTGCTAAGTCCAACTGAAGCAAACAACTACATTGAACTATTTTCTGGCCAACTAGACAAGTTTGATATACTTTTTGATGCAAGCGTTCAGTTCCACGGAACAGCAAAAACAAAAGAACTTTTAAATATGTTCTCTGGATACACAGACAAGAAAAAAGCAACAGAGATGGTTACACAGATTGCATTAACAAAAACGGACCCAGCACAGTTTGATGCAATCATGGAAGCACTAAAAGGTATACAGGCACTCGATGGGGTAACTATCGATATGGAAATTTTGCTTACTAGTCTTGGGCTAGAAGGTTTAGAAGTTGTTAAAAAGCAAATGGAAGATATTGAAAAAATAAAAGAAGAGGCAGCCAAGAGAGGCGACAAGAGTATGAATCTTGATGCTGTTGGAGAACTTGGACCAACGCAGCAAGCACTAGTTGACGAATTAAAGCAAAATGAAACACGAATGGGAGAGTTTAATAAACTCAACCTAGAGCAGCAAGCAGAGTACTTGCAAAAACTTCAAACACAATACGCTTATGAATCAATGCTCACAGAAACAGAAAAAACATTGCAGGCAGAAAAGTTTGCAAGACAGCAAGCAATGATGCAGCAAGCAGCAGGACTTATAGCAATTGGTGTAGAAGCGTTTGATGCTGCAGTGGAAGGATTTAAGGCAGACTACTTAGCAATGACTCCACAAGAAGCAGCAATAGCAAAATTAAAACCGATATATGCATCTGGTGTAACTTCCCTAGGAGCAAAAGATGTTCCAGCAGCAGCAGACGGAGGTAAAAAAGATGATCCTCTTGATTTCTTAGACTCACTTGCTATGCGTATTAAGATGACTAGAGATCAAGCATTTAATGCAAAGAAGCCAATTGAGTCTATGCTTGCAGCATTTTATAGCCCTGCTGCAAAGAAAAATGTTGCAAACATGTTTAAGTTGTTTGACGGTGTCCAGCAAAAACTTATTGCTTTAAAGGTTCCAGAAGAGTTTAGAGATTATATTGCTGGCCTAGATGCAGAGCAGTTCGATGAATTAATGAAGGCTGACCTTAATAGAAAGAAAAAGGGGCAGCAAGGCATCTTTACATATGGTGCAAAGAAAGATAAAAGCGGAAAGGTTATTAAAGACAAGAAGGGCAATGTTGTCTATGATAAGTCAAGAATTGTTGGAATTTCCGAAGAAGGTAAGGCTATCGTTGCAGCATACAACGAAGCACCTCTTGATAAATTTAATATCGCACAGCAAAAGATAATCGTTGACTCTGACAACCAGTTTAAAGCATTTAATAAGTTAAAGGCTCAAGGAGTAGAAACAGGTCTTGCGCTTGAAACATTATCTGACCCAATCCTTGCTGCAGCGATTGCTTCAAAGCAATTAGAGGGTACTGATTTAAAGAAGTTTATTGATGACTTAAAGAAGTCAGCAGATGCAACAGAAAAGGCTGCAGTAATGGCAGACCTGTTAAAAAAGAATGCTGACTTTGAGTTTAGATCAAAGGCTGTTCCTAAGTTAGCAGCAGCACTTAAAGAAACTGGAATGTCTGTTGCAGATATTCAAACAGTTCTTTCAGATCCAGCCCTAGCAAAGCAGTTAATAAAAGATCTAGAAGACGGAAAGATAGATTCAAAGGCTATTGCTGACTATCTTAATAGTATAAAAGATGAAAAAATTGTTGAGATACGTGGCAAGTTTAATGCTGGAGACTTTGCTGCAGCAGCAGCACCAGGTATGGAACTTGTCAACAAGATGTTCTCAGTACAAGAACAACTAATTAGAACAGGTGTTGATGGTAGATCTACAGAGATGGTTAGAAGACTTAAAGATCTTAAGACAACTAATGAAAAACTTCAAATAGACATTCAAAAGATTACATTTGACTTTATTCGTCCACTTGAAAAGGCAATTGAAAAAGCACAAAGAGATATTGAAATAAACATTACTAGAAAAATTGAAGATTACCAAGAGCAAGTTAGTGATCTTCAAAGAATTATTGAGATTGCATTTGAAAGACCAATCGCAGCCATTAATGCAGAAAATACAATTCTGTCTAACGACATGGAGATAATGAATAAGGCTGCAGAAGAAATCAATAAGCGTTATGACGAGCAGGCAGAAGCCCTATCTAAGGTTGCAGAAATTAATGCACAAATTGTTGAACAAGAAAAGGAACAACTTGATTTAGCAGATGCATTATCTAAGGGTGATATTGCAGCAGCAGCAAGAGCAGTACAGTCTATAAGGGCGTCGCAGGCTGCAAGAAATGCAGAGAATGCATCAAAGGCTTTAGAGCAATCACGTAAAAATGAAGTTGATAGTCTCAGAGGCCGTGACTCAGGTTTAAGTCAAGAGCAGATAACTGAAAGACAGTATGTGAATGCACAGGCTATATACGATTTAGAAAATAGAGCAACAACAGAGGTTAATGGAAAACTTCTTACAAGGCTTCAAATACTAGACGACATACAGAAAAAATCTGATGAAATTTATAACCTTGAAGAAAAAAGAGAGGCTGCACAACTTCTTATTCGCAATAATGAAGACAAGATTTACGACATAAGAGAAAAGCAGATAAAGCCTCTAGAAGAACAACTTGAAATTAACAACATGCAGATTGCACTAGACGAGTATAACCTTGAAAGACTTGTTGCTGGTATAACTGTTTTAGGAAGAACCAAAGACACTTGGGATGGGATTGCAGCAAAGATTGAGGCTTCATCTCTTGCGGGTCAAGATTTTGACAGACTGATGGGATCAATGCTTGCTTCAGTTGATAAGATTGAACAGGGATGGTCTAAGACACTAGAAACTTTATCCAAGTATTCATCTGCTTCCGCTGCAGGTCCAGGAACGGAAATGGACAAACTAAGAAAGTCAATGCTTGAAGAGTTAGCCCTTAATGAAAAGATTGCATCAGAAAAAGCAGCACAAGCAAAGGCAGCACAAGAAGCAGCACAAAAAGAATATGAAATTAAAAAGGCTGCATACGATGCTGAGATGGCACAAATTAAAAAACTAAGAAGCATGGGGCTTTCAAGTTTTATTACAGATGCAATGCAATCTGCTCTGAAAGCACCAGTTGCTCCAACCTTTGGTCCAAACTCAGCAGCAGACAATCCTAACGTTTCTTACAATGATCTAACACAGAATGCTGCAAATGATATTTATAATACTGGAAAATTTAGTGGGCCAACAACTAGCAACGCTGGTGGAGGTTCAGGAAGCACAACAACAGTTCCAAGCCCTGGACAAACAAGCGGAGGCTCATCAAGTGGAGGTTCTTCGGGTGGAGGCTCGTCAAGTGGAAGTTCTTCGGGTGGAGGTTCTGGAAGCAGCGCCCCAGTTCAAGTTCCAGGTGCTGCATCAGTATTTAGTATGAAGCCGCTACCACAAAAAGGCACTGTAGCATCTAACGCTATTTATAGATTATCAGAAAAAGGCTTTAAAGAAAATTATCAAAAAGCAGTAGATAAGACTTTTGAACTACGCAGAGCAATAGAAGAAAAGTATGACGGAATATTGCGTGGTGATTTAAGCGTTAGCAGTTATGCGACAACAGAAGAAAAACAAAAAATATACATGGATGCTGGATCTAAAATTACTAAAGCAAGCGACAAGCAGCCATACCTAGCAGATATTAAAAAACTTCAAGAACTAGAAGCAGAAATGGACAAGTATTTAACTGTTACCACAAAGAATGGTTATACAAGCATACTAGTTGATAATGAAAAATCACAACAAGCAAATATTTTCAAAGCAGCAGCAAAAAAGCAAATACCAAAAGATGTTCTTTCTGTGTTAGAAATTCTAAGTCAACTAAATAGCACTCACAGCGCAGATCAGACAAAACTAAAATCAGTGCTTGACGCATACAAGACTGTAAAAAGTAATAACTTATACTCAGAAGCAATGTATCCAGTAAGCACATGGGATCCAAATAGCATTAAGACTCAAGACCCAGTAGCATACAAAAACATTCTTCCTTCTTATGAAGAATATAAAAAACACACAGAGGCTATGCTGGCTAAATCAAATCAAGCAGCAAGAGCCAGATCTCTTATAAGAAGTGCAGGATACTCAAGTAAAGACTTTGATTGGTACTTTCCAGAAGGTAAAAACTACCTTGAAAGCACTGGACCCAACAACAGGTATAACAAAGATAATAACTATCCTACTTGGAAGGGCTATGCAACAGGAGGTCTTGTATCTGCTAAGTTTGCACAAAAGAGATTTAACATGGGTACAGACACAGTCCCAGCAATGCTTACTCCTGGAGAGTTCGTAATGAATAAGTTTGCCGTACAGACCCACGGTATAGGAAAGATGCAGGCTATGAATAGTGGCTCATCAGTAGGCGACTCAGTGTATAATTATAGTATTAGCGTAAATGTTAAGTCTGAGTCAAACCCAGATGAAATTGCAAGAACCGTCATGGCTCAGATAAAGAGTATTGACGCACAAAAGATTAGAGGAGTTAGATCATAATGGCAACTAATGCGTATATGTCAGGTCGTAAAAAATATCAAAGGCCTCAAGGACTTCTCTTTGCAGATAACCAGGGGATAAAAGTAGATGGTTTTCATATCCCTGAAGGAGACGAGATTGGGTCACTAGGAGCCTCTACAGATGGATATGGCGAGTTCTTAATCCTTTCAGATAACAATAGGTCCCCCATAGACTTTAAGACTGTTAGAATCGAAAAGCGTGAAAGAATGATCAATGGTCGTATGAGGTCATACCATACTGCAGACAAGTCAACTATTTCGGTATCTTGGGATATGCTTCCATCAAGGGCTTACGATACCTATGCAGGATTTGACACTAGTGGAAATCCAAACCTAGTAAAGAATATAAACACTAGGCCAAACCCTTTAGAGTTTACAACAGATGGTGGAGCAGGCGGAGTAGAACTACTTGATTGGTATAAAAACCACAGTGGATCATTTTGGGTCTACCTTTCATATGACAAGTACACAAACTTTAAGGACACATACGAGACTGCACCAGATGAAAGATTTGCTAATATAAATAAATATAACGAGGTTATCGAAGTATTTTTTTCAGACTTTAACTATTCAGTTCAAAAGAGAAGCGGACTAAACTTTGATTTCTGGAACGTATCCCTAACTCTGGAAGAAGTATAATGTTTCAAGACAAAGATTTGTTAAATCATATAGAAACAAGTTCATCTATTAAAACACAGTCAGCAGTTATTGCTGAATGGAATATGAATATTTATACAAACATATTAGCAGTTGGAAACTATAGATATCGTCCAAACGATCCAACATCTATTTACAGAACAATCCCTAATACTTTTATGCCAGAAAACAAAGACTCTTCTCCAGCATTTTATTATGGAGCAACAGATGCGGATGTGGTTATCGATGCGGGGTTTGAAAACAATGACTTGCCAATGATTCTTGTTCCTAAAAAAGATAAGTTGAAAATGCTTTATTCGTTAGAAGATTGCTTAAAGCCATTTAGACCTAGGTCTGGAATTAATAAAGCCATGCTAATAGACGGAAGATTTCTTCACAACCCAGATATAAACATGGCTAGAAAACCAAGATACTACATGCCAGACAAAAACGATCCATTTAAATACTGGACATCTTATAGAACTGAAAATGGGGTTGAGTATGGAATATCTAATAAGACAGTCAATGGAAGACATGCAATTGAAGATGCTGCTCCTTTTGTTGTTTATAAAGAAAAGGTTCCAGCAAACAGGCTTGTTGTAAAGATGCAAACAAATACAGGAGATATTAATTCTGGAGTATATGTTAAAAAATCAGGATCTTTTCCAGATCCATATTTTGGAGAATTAAATCAGACTACTCCAAGTGTTTGGAAGGTCCAAGTGCTAAAGAATAATAACTGGGTAGATGCCGTTTCTTTCTCTGATCAAGATAGAAGAAAAGATGGCACCTCAATAATTCAGTCTGATGGATATGTAGAACTCTCTTACGGTTTGCGAGTACCAAAAATATATTCAGATGTTTTTACTTACCGTGGAGAACTTCCTTCTGTATCTCTTAGACCACTTGCTGGAACAAGAGAAGGAGATGCATTCCTTGTTGTTCAAAATACAGGGGATATCGGAGAGTATCATATATGGTACAAGGATGAATGGAAGATATTCGTTCCAACCTATGGCTGGAAGTTTCAAGAGCCAGAAGTTGATAGTTTTACAAATTTTGTTACTGAGTTGTCAAATCCTACAAAGTATGTTGTAAGCGGAGAAACAAGATATAAGGAGTTTGAATATATCTCTGGAATAAGAATTGTTGTTGATAGCATGAAGAAGTTTGACTCATCTTTTGACCTTATCGAACTTTCTCCAAGACTGACTGCAGATCTTTCAGACAGAGTAACATCTTTTAATATTAATAAAAGTGCTTCAGATTTGGGTGTAAGTGGTATGCCAGTAGGACAACTTCTTGCTTCTACTGGAAGTATTTCCTTTTTTGATTTTGATGATTCGTTTAACTACAGTAATACTAAGAGTATTATTGCTAATAAAAAAATAAAAAATATTCAAATTAAAATATACGAGGTTTTAACAGATGCCATTGGTATAAATTATTATGTACCAGTTAAGACAATGTATTCAGACGGATTTGCAAAAACAAACAATCAGTCAAAAGAAGTATCTTTAGATTTAAGAGATTTATATTTTTATTTTGAGTCACAGACTGCTCCAGAAATCTTATCTACAAGCACATCAGTAAGCGCAGCGGTCTCACTACTACTTGACTCTATTGGATTTTCTAACTATATTTTTAAGAGAGTAGAGGGAGAGTCAGAGATGGTTATTCCGTATTTCTTTATTCCTCCAGATAAAAGCGTTGCAGAAGTTTTAGAGTCATTAGCAGTTTCCACACAGACAGCAATGTTCTTTGACGAATACAATAACTTCGTAATGATGAGTAAAGATTACATCATGCCAACAGAAGCACAGAGACCTACAGATATAACTTTATACGGTTCTTTAGATTCTGAAAATGTAGAAGTTATAAAAAATAAAACTACTAAGCCCAAACTTTCAAACATTATAGAACTAACAAGTCAGAACAACCAAGTTTACAATGGTGGACAAATATCTTACACCACAAGGCACATACAAAGATCAGTTGGAACAATTAAAGAAGCCCTAATGGTTGACAGAGAAAGATCCTACATCTATAAGCCAGTTCCTCTTTGGGAAGTCTCTGGAACAGAATTTACAAAGTCGGTCAATCAAGAAGTTTCAAACATGTCAAGTTATTCCCTTAGCGCAATTCCTTTGAACTCTTCGCTATCTTCTTTAGTTCCAAGAGTCTCAAACGGCAGAATCATTGACAATACCATCGACCTAGGAGAAGCAATTTATTACATATCAAGATACAATGGTTATTTTTATGCAAATGCAGAAATTATAAAATATGATGCAGTTCAGTATAATGTTGCAGGGGTAGGAGATGTCTGGATTAATAATGTTGAAGAATACAGCAAGTACTTTGCTTCCTTGCCATTTAATGGAAAAATATATCCAACAGGTCTTATAAGAATATACTCTGAGCCAAACTATGAAGAGGTAAATGGGTTCTCTAGATTAAAAAATGGAGATGTAGCAAAGCACGGAAGAGGTCAGTTTGGAACTCCAATTGTAGAGCACCTTGCTGGATTAAATGAGCATTGGTCTAATAACAATAATGTAAGAGGATGTAAGATGGAATCTAAGTATTTGTTTAGGTTTAACCAAACTATCCCAGAAACAACAAAGAATGTCGCAGCAGGAGTTGATAATGTTCTTGCTACAAAGACAACTAGAAATGGAATTATTAAAAATTTTTATTCCTCTAAATACATTGCAGAGTCAAACATTAATAAAATGCTTTCGGCTCAGGCAGGAACTGTTCAATCATCAGCCTTAGTTATGAATGGTGCAGGATTTAAAACAACAGAATCTCCTACAGATTTTATCTCTTATGTATATAAACCATTAGACAATAATTTTAAGCATTTTGGAACAAGGCTTAGAGTAATAGGAAGAATTGTAGATAATGAAAAAAATGGTCAGGTTCCAGTTGGACTAGCAGAATTATATACTGTGCCAGGCAAAACAGCAGATGAAAAAATTACTATCTCTGGTGGCGGTGGCGGTCTTGGAATTATGGTTGATCCAAAAACAAATGCTGGATACTTTTTTGAAATAATTGCTCTTGATGCAACTAAACTAACAGATACTCAAAGACAAAATGTTCACAATATTATTTTTTATAAAACAGAGGCTCGTAAGTCAACAGACACTAATCCAAATGCACCAGCAATTCCAATTAAATTGTATGAAGGTCTTGCTAACATAATCGTAGATGGTGGAGATTTTGCAGGGCAGTATAGGCTGTCTGCAGAGCAAGATCCAACTGTATACGACTTGTCAGTAGAGTATCAAGACATTGGTTCAAGAAGAAAGTTTTTCTTATACTTAAACAATAATCTTATTGCTACTGTTTTTGATGACTCCCCATTAAAAGTTTATAACAATGTTGCTCTTTTTGTTAGAGGGTCGTCCAGAGTAATGTTTGAAAATATCTATGCATTAGCAAACAACTACTCTCAAAATACTGCGTTTGAATTAAATACACCAATTTCTAGTGTTTTTGGTAACTCAAATGTAAACGCACACGACTCTTTTAGGAAATATTCTATGAGCGGAATGGTTCAGGCATCTTATCTAACTGGAATTGGCTCTGCCCAGCCACCAAAGTTCAGCATGTATTTTGATGAGTTTGGTACAATTATGAGAGAGGCAGCATCGTTTAACTTTAAATATGACTTAGCCTACCCAGCACTATATGCAGAACTATCTCCGACTTTTAACAAACTAAAAGGATATGCTGTTTCTGGATTTAGAGCAAGGTCTTATGGCGCAGAGTTTTTAATTTTTAATACAACAGACACTGCTTTAAATCTAGATGAGACAAGTCAAAACTATTTAAGAGTTCAGGGTGTTGCCTTTACTAATCAATCTCCAAATAATTTTACTGTTGATGAGTACTTTATAAAAAATAGCGACATGTCAGACCCACAATTTGATTCAACTGGTTTAGTAACATCTGTTGGTAAAACAGCAAAAAATTATCAAGACATCAAGGCAAGTAGAATGCTTTATGGAAGAAAAGACTTTTCTTTAGATGTTCCATACATTCAGTCTAGAGACGATGCTGAATCATTAATGTCTTGGCTAGTACAAAAAATAACAAAGCCAAGAAAGTCTATAGGTCTTAAAATATTTGCAAACCCTATGATTCAACTAGGTGACATCGTAAAGGTAGATTACGTAGAAAAGGGTATAAATAAGATTGAGAATGAAGACTCTAGGTTTGTCGTGTACAATATAGAGTATTCAAAAACAAAGGATGGCCCAGAGATGTCTGTATTTTTAAGCGAGGTATTATAATGGCAGTAGACTCAACAGCAAATCAAGCAACAACAACTTGGGTATCTGACTTTGGTCGCAGTTCCGTAAAGGATCCAATCAAGGTAGCAACCCCTAATCTAGTAGAAATATTAAACCCACCACTAGACTATAACACTATGACCGAACTTATATTCCAAGACATAGGTGGACAAGAAATGATTAACATCTCTAGATCTGATGCTATAAATGGGCAAAATGTTATGTATAGCATTATCAAAAATTTGAAAAATATCATGCTAGACTACAACTCTAATAATATAATTAAACTTCAGGGAACATCGGATGTATACTTTAAAAATTTCTCCATAAGACTTGAAGACAAACTACCTATAAAAAACACGGCAGACGAAAGTCCCAATGTCTATATTGATGGAACTACTAAAAACATAGTAGTTGAACTAGTTAACCTTGAAGAAGATGAGCAAGTAGAGATAGAGATAATAACCCAGGGAAACTACTTTGATGATACAATTAGGGGTGAGGAGTAAAAATGATAACTAATGAAGGTAAGGGAATTTTAGCAAAATACCTTGTTGGGCAGGCACCTGCCTTTGCATCTTTTATTGCTATTGGATGCGGAGCAAAGCCAGTTTCCTCATCACACATTTTTTCAAGTAATGAGTTAAATGAGATGAAAAATAAAAAATCTTTAGACTTTGAAATGTTTCGTGTTCCAGTAACCTCTAGGGGATATGTTACTGAAAATGGGGTAGACAAGATTGTTTTTACTGGAGAACTTCCAACACTAGAAAGATATGAAATAACAGAAGTAGGTCTTTGGTCAGCAGGATCTAATCCTAGTGCAAACTTTAATGATAGCAGACCAATATTTTTATTTAATGAAAATGAGGCATGGCAAAATGTTAACACACCTGGTTCGGTTCTTAACCTAAGCCCATACAGCCAGGTATTAGATTTAGACGGGGTGTTGATTCCTACTGAAAAAGCATTCCTAACAAATTCCGATAACCCAACATTCAAAGATCCAAATCGATCTGATAGATACGAAGGTTCTAGATTTTTAAATAGCCTTGTAGTGCTTAGAGGAGATTTGTCAAAGATAGTTACAGATCCAGTAAGTGGAAGATTAAAGATAGACCCAACCTCTCCTGGCCACTTAAGGCTATCTGCAGCAACTCTAGACTTCGATAAGTCATCTCCAAAGGATGAATTTAGGTTAGCATTTTCTGTAATAAATAAAGATTCTAATAGAACAAACATTGATCCATATGATGTAAAAATTGTTGTAGAATTTGCAGATAAAGATGTTATGGACGATGATGAAAAACAATACGCAAGATTTGAAACAATAATTAGCAGTGAAGACGAAGATGGAAATCCAAATCCTGATGTAGACTTTGCAAATCAAAGATACTTTGTCTCTGTGGCAAAGTTTGAAGATCTAGATAGAAGCCCTGGATTTACATGGAAGATAGCCGATATAGTAAAAATTTATGTAACTATACAGGAAAAGGATCCAAACACAGAGGTGGTATCCATATCTGACAAATACTATGTTTGCCTTGACGCATTAAGATTAGAGAATACAACAAATTTAAATCCCATATATGGACTAACAGGATATTCAGTTATAAAAACTATAGACTCAATGCCTGTTGTAAAAATTTCTAATAGTTCAAACCACATTGAATTTAGATTTGGCCTGGATGTATTATAGTGGCAGATCAGGGAATAAAAAAGGCAACAGTCTTAAAAGAAGATCTACCCGCTTTTAATGCAAATGACTTAGGATATTTTGTTAGATATAGAGTTATATCAAGCGATAAAAACAGGACTTCTCATTGGTCTCCATACTATTTTTTAATAACTGGAACTATACAAAAGGTTTCCTGCTCTGTAGAGTTTATTCAAGTTCAGCCCGATTTAAATGTTATAAGCATGGTTTGGCAACATCCCAAACTTTCTTCAAATCTAGAAAGCAACGAGATATCAATTTTTAAGGAGTATGACATTTATATAAAAACAGATACCCGTGATTGGTATTATCTTGCAAGTTCTTCTTCTACGCAGTTTTCAACTCTGGCCCCAGAAGGAATGCTGTCTTTCCAGGTTGCAGTGCAAGTGCCCACCTACCCAAAGGTTTATTCTCCAGATGCTGCAATCTTTACTTTAGCAGAGCCTTTAGTGGTATAATTGATATACTATGTCAAAGATACCATTACCTGAGCGTGGACAGCCACTAGATGTAACCTACATCTATGAAATGGCACAAGCAATTAATGATTTATCCAAAGAGGTTTCTCCAGCCACATATGACTACGTAACTGTTCAAACAGCAGACAATGGTCCACAAAATAGAAAAATGTCAGAAGTTAGAATGATTGGTGGATTAGTTAAGGTTGCAAGCAGCAGATCTGTACTTGCTGGAGATCAACTGCCATTCTCTGTTTCTTTTACTGGAGAGTTTAGATTCCCACCAATCGTTACTGCAACCCCAGTTAACGTAGGACAAACTCCTGCTGGTGCAAATGTTACACTTATTTTAAATGATCCATCGACATCTTCTGTAAATGGATTTGTTAAGTTTAATACCTCTGGTCTGGTTTCAGTTAATGTTAACTTGATGATCATTGGAATACCAAACTAATGTTAAAGTGCAAAAAGTGTAGTGGGAGAATGTTTCTTGACAGGCAGTACAGTACCGTTGGGCATCTTGAAACCTATTGTATGGCATGCGGATCAAGAAATTTTTACAACCCACCAGAAAGTTCTGCGGAGGGGTCATGGCTGTTAAAAAGGGAAGTATCGAGAGCGAAGGCTACAATGTCCTCCCTGTAATTCCAGGGAATAAAAAGGTTTGGTTCCTTAACGGAGACCTTGTAAGAATACACCATTTAAACAAATCAAATGGAATAATGTCTGTTTATAATATTACAAAGGATCAGATTGAAAGTTGTTTAATTTCTGATTTTAAAAAGAAGCGTGAAAGAGCATACACTGTTAGAGAGACTGCTGATTTAGTTAATCGTCATAAAAAATATATGCCATCGTTAATGAAACGAGGTGTTATACCATTTCCAACGGGATCTCAAAAGGGTGGTGCAAGGGGATTTCAAGTAAGGTCATACTACTCAGAATCACAGGTAAGGGAGATTCGTGATATACTTGCTACATACCATATTGGCAGACCAAGAAAAGATAATTTAATAACAAATGATATTACGCCTAGCAAGCAAGAGTTGACACGAAGAATGGGCGATGGTATACTTACATATACAAGAACTGAAGATGGGCGATTCATTCCAATCTGGTCTGAATCTATTTAACGAAGGGTATGAAATGGAAAACGAAGAAACAAAAGTATCTGTTACATTGGGATACACACTTAACCTTGGCAACTTTCAGTCACTAAGACTAGACCTTAGTGTATCTGACAATAAGCGCAACGGAGAAAATACAAACGATGCATTTGAGCGTGTGTACAAATTTGTTGAAGACAAGTTAACTGAAAAGATTAACGAAGCAAAGTCTGAAATTAACGAATAATGGCTGAACGCAAAGACCGTATGGCTTTGCTTTCAAGATACAGTAAGTATCATACCGCAAGGTACGAATCAAAGCCATCCCTTAATTTAAATGTAGAGCAGTGGGCCTCAGATAGTCTTGTAGAGTCATACGGACTCTCTGGTTGTTACGATATACTTGAGTACTACTTTTCAGTTGCAGAGAATCCGTCGTGGAACTACTTTGCTTATAACGCAGAAAAAATTTTACAGGCACAAAAAGATAAAAAAAGAGATGATGAAGAGAGAGCAGAGCGTAGAAGAATGGCAAAGGAGTGGCTAAGTGAATAATACAGAGTCCAAACTAATTACTGCAGTTCTTCAGGATAAGCAGATACATGTGCTGCTACAAGCAAATGTAGACAACCTTCTCAGAACTCATGGGGATATCTGGAACTTCATACGACTATACTTTGAAAACAACAAGTCATTGCCACCTGCAGAACTTGTTACAGAAAAGTTTAGAGACTTTTCCCCTATTGATAATGTTGGTGCAACAAAGCATCACCTTGAAGAGTTGCAGGGGGAATATCTAAATGACAGTCTTAAAGATATTTTAAGGTCCGCAGCAACTAATGTTCAGAACAATCAGGGTAATATTGCATTAAATGATTTGATCACACAGACATCAGAGTTAAAGAAAAATACCTCTGCCATTCGTGATATTGATGTAACAGATCTTGAATCTGCAGTTGCATACTTTGAGAACTTAAAGATTCAGCAAGCAGCAGGTCATGTTGGGATTAAAACAAACCTACCAGGCTTTGACAACTACCTCCCTTCTGGAATTATGCCAGGGCAGTTAGGAGTCTTCTTAGCATATCCAGGTATAGGAAAGTCATGGATGGCTCTATACTTTGCTGTACAGGCCTGGAAACAAGGTAAGACACCCCTTGTAATCTCCCTTGAGATGTCGGAAACAGAAGTTCGTAACCGTGTGTTTACAATTATGGGTGAGGGTCTTTGGTCACATAGAAAACTATCTAATGGAGAAGTAGAGTTGGATACTCTTAAGGCTTGGCATGCAAAGCATCTTCAAGGTAAGCCAGAGTTTCATATTATTTCAAATGATCAAGGTGGAGAAATTAATCCATCAGTTCTTCGTGGAAAGATTGATCAGTACAAACCAGACTTTGTAATCGTAGACTACCTGCAGTTGATGGCTCCTAACCAAAAGTCAGACAATGAAACGGTACGAATGAAGAACCTTTCACGAGAACTTAAACTTATGGCTATTGGCGAAGAGGTCCCTATTATTGCTATCTCATCTGCTACACCAGACGATGTTAATGATCTTAGTGGAGTTCCTACCCTTGGACAGACTGCTTGGTCAAGACAGATTGCATACGATGCTGACTGGGTTATTGCTCTTGGCAGGGCCTCAAATAGCGACATCATTGAATGTGCATTTAGAAAGAATCGTAATGGATTCATGGGAGACTTCCTTGTACAGGTAGATTTTGACAAGGGATACTACAGGTATAAAGATTATGAAGATAAGTAGTTATAATATGGTATGTCTAAAAGTAAGGAAAATATTCCTCCTACCTTCTATCATCATAAGCCTATCAAAAAGTTTTACCTTGATGGGGTTATACATGATGAGTCAGCCCTTGGCAGACTTAAGGCAGAATACGTTAGACTACTTGAATCAGAAATGCGACTATCAGGCTACGTACCAAGGCTTGACATATTGCCAGACTTTACACTAGACTATAACCACAAGAAAAAATATTTTGAATTTCAACTAACAGTACACGGAACATATACGGGGAGAAAACAAAGCGAATGGATAGCAGGAATAGACGGAAGCACACCAATCTATACACAAAAGAACAAATCAAAAGAGTTCTCACAGGAACAGGTGTAACTATTGAGTCTGAGGTAGACTCAGACTATATAATCTTTTGTCCATATCACAACAACAATAGAACCCCAGCAGGAGAAATAGATAAGAATGATGGAACCTTCTTTTGTTTTGCATGCCATCATGTGACTGGTCTGACCGAGTTTGTTATGCATATGTCAAACAGAACATACTTTGAGGCAGCAAGATTTATAAAAAGCAAAGAGACAGAGACTAGCATTGAGACAGACATCGACAAGGCTCTGTATAAAAAACCAGAGTTCACATTGTTTGATGAGTTGGTTCTTAAGCGTTTACATAACAACCTTATAGAATCAGATAGAGCAAAGAATTATTTTAATTATAGAAAGATAACAAAAGAATCTGCTTCAAAGTTTGCATTGGGTTACTCAGATAAACAAGATATGGTTACAGTCCCAGTGCACAGTCCAGATGGACTACCAATTGGTTTTGTTGGTAGATCAATTGAAGGAAAAGAGTTTAAGAATACTCCAGGTCTTCCAAAATCAAAAACACTTTTTAATCTTCACAGGGTAAAAAGTTCTGGTAAAGTATATGTTGTAGAGTCATCGTTTGATGCGATTAGACTTGACCAGTGTGGTTTCCCTGCAGTAGCAACACTTGGATCTAACGTATCAAACATACAAATAGAATTGCTTCAAAAGTACTTTAATGATATAATAGTCATTGCAGATAACGATGAAGCAGGTGGAAATATGAAAACTAAGATAGTTGAAAAACTTAGTTCTCGTGTATCTGTTATAAAACTAAACAAACAATATAAAGATATAGGCGACATGGACGATAAGTCAATTCAAGAACTGGACTTCCAGTTTGACAAATCAATACAGTCTATGCTAAACTAATATAACAACACAAAGGAGAAAACACATGGCAATACTAAGAGGAATCAAAGAGATGGGCCCAGTACTAGATGGTCCAAAGGGCGGAGATGGCCCAAAGGTTAAGTGGCTAAAACTTGCAGATGGACAATCTGTAAAGATTAGGTTCTTAGAAGAACTAGATGAAGATTCAGCAAACTATAGCGCAGAGCGTGGATTAGCAATTGTTGTATCAGAACATACAAACCCAAAGGACTACAAGCGCAAGGCTGTAGACACAATGGACACAGAAGGTCGTGACTGGGCTGAAGAAATGCATCGCAAGGATCCAAAGGCTGGCTGGAGAGCCCGTCTTCGTTTCTACTGCAATGTTCTTGTAGACGACGGCATTGAAGCACCTTATGTTGCAATCTGGTCAATGGGTATCAGCAAGCAATCATCATTCAACACAATTCGTGAGTATGCACTTGAAACAGGAAGCATCTCAAATGTACAGTGGAAGTTAAAGCGTAATGGTCAGGGTACTGAAACTAACTACACACTTATTCCATCTGCACCAGATAAGGAACCATTTAATTGGGGAGAGATCAAGCCTTATCCACTAGAGTCAGCACTACGCAAGGTTCCATATGCGGAACAAGAAGCGTTCTATTTGGGGTTTGATACTCCATCTGTAACTTCATCTACCAACACTGATTGGTAATATGAACTACGTCGGCTTACATGTCCATACCCATTTTAGTTTATTTGATGGGATTGCTACTCCAGAAGAATACGTGAACCGTGCAGTTGAGTTAGGGATGCCTGCAATAGCCATCACTGACCACGGTACTTTATCTGGGCATAGGGAACTGCACCGTATTGCAAAAGCAAATGGCATTAAGCCAATTCTTGGGCTAGAGGGATACATGTGTGCAGACATATCTGATAAACGAGATAAGTCTGAAAGAGAAGGTCAGCAAGATCTTGTCTACAATCACATTATCCTTCTAGCCAAGAATCAAATTGGTTTAGAAAACCTGAACAAGATTAGTGAATTATCTTGGACAGATGGTTTCTTTAAGAAGCCAAGATTTGATTTTAGTATATTAGAAAAGTATAAAGAGGGTATTATTGTATCCTCTGCTTGTCCAAGTAGCGTTTTAGTTAAAGCACTTGAGGAAGAAGAGTTTGCTCTTGCTAAAAAGTATATCTCTTGGTTTAAAGAGCGTTTTGAAGATGACTACTACATTGAGGTTATGCCTCACAATGAAGCACATATTAATAAATATCTTATAGAACTTGCGGATGAGTTTAATATTAAGGTTATTGTTACACCAGACTGCCACCATGTTGATCCATCACAAAAAGAGATTCAAGAGTTCAAGTTGCTCATGAACACACACGGCAAGTTTGTAAAAGATGCAACATATGATAAGTCAAAGAAAAAGGGCAACATGATGGAGCGCCTTGACTATTTGTATGGCGAAGATCGTCAAATGTCATTTAATAAGTTTGATATCCATCTGCTATCATATGAAGAGATTAAGGCAGCGATGGAATCGCAGGGTATTGATCGACCTGACATCTACTCAAACACAATACTATTAGCAGAGACAGTAGAAGACTATGGAATTCAAGAAGGACTAAATCTTCTACCAGTACAGTACAAGAGTCCTGATAAGGAACTTGCAAAGGTGGCACTAGAAGGTTTGGCAGAGCGAGGTTTGTCAGAAAACCAAGAGTATCTTGATAGACTTGAAGAAGAGTTACAAATTATTAAAGACAAAAAGTTTGCTCCATACTTTCTTGTTGTGAGTAATATGATTAACTGGGCTAAGAAAGAAGAGATTATGGTTGGCCCAGGTCGTGGTTCATCTGCTGGCTCTCTTGTTTGTTATGCACTAAAGATTACAGATATTGATCCTATTGAGCACAATCTTTTGTTCTTCCGTTTTATTAACCCAGAGCGTAACGACTTTCCTGATATTGATACAGATATTCAAGATACTCGTCGTGAAGAGGTAAAAGACTATCTTGTTAGACAGTATCGACATGTTGCATCTATTGCTACCTTCCTTCAATTTACTGGTAAGGGAATTGTTAGAGATGTCTCCAGAGTGCTAAACATTCCTTTATCAGATGTTAATAAAGTATTAAAGACTGTAGACACCTGGGATGATTTCTGTACTTCAAAATCAACAATAGAGTTTCGTGAAAAGTATCCAGAGGTAGAGATTTACGGAGAACAACTTCGTGGTCGCATTCGTGGCACAGGTATCCACGCAGCAGGTGTTGTAACTGCAAAGGAGCCAATCTTTAGATATGCACCACTTGAAACAAGATCATCTACTGGATCTGATGAAAGAATTCCTGTCGTAGGTGTTGATATGGAAGAGGCTGAGAGAATTGGCTTAATTAAGATTGATGCTTTAGGTCTTAAGACCTTATCTGTTCTTAAGAACACAATTGATATTATTAAAGAACGAGATGGAAAAAAGATTGACCTTCTTAAGATTAAGATGGATGATGCAAATGTTTATCAGATGCTGTCTGATGGATATACAAAGGGTGTGTTTCAATGTGAAGCAGCACCATACACAAACCTTCTTGTTAAGATGGGTGTTAAGAATCTAAACGAACTTGCAGCATCAAATGCTCTTGTTCGTCCAGGTGCAATGAATACTATTGGTAAGGATTATGTTGATCGCAAACATGGTCGTCAAAACATTTCTTACACACACCAAGTATTAAAACAATTTACGGAGGACACTTATGGCTGTATTCTTTACCAGGAACAAGTTATGCAAGCATGCGTACACCTTGGCGGTATGTCCATGTCGGAAGCAGATAAAGTTAGAAAGATCATTGGCAAGAAAAAAGATGCTAAAGAGTTTGATCAGTTTAAAGAGAAGTTCGTAGAGGGTGCCTCTAAGTTTATCTCTCCAAACCTTGCTCGTGACCTATGGCATGACTTTGAGGCTCACGCAGGGTACTCATTTAACAAGTCTCACGCAGTAGCATACTCAACACTATCCTATTGGACAGCATGGCTAAAATATTATTACCCACTTGAGTTTATGTACTCAGTGCTAAAGAATGAAAAGGACAAAGATGCGAGAACTGAATATCTTATTGAAGCAAAAAGAATGGGCATTAGCATTAAGTTACCTCACATTAACGATTCGGATATCGATTTTAAAATTGAGGGTAAAGGTATTAGGTTTGGACTCAGTGCTATCAAGTTCATATCTGACAAAATTGGTGAACGATACATATCAGCACGACCATTTAATTCGTACAAAGAACTTGAAGAGTTTACATTTACCAAAGGTAACGGAGTAAACAGTCGTGCATTACAGGCACTACGAGCAATTGGTGCAGCAACATTCAACGATAATCCTAGAAATGATCAGGAGATTAAAGAGAATCTATATGAGTATTTAAACCTTCCAGAGTTTAATATTACAATACCTTCTCACTACTATGCATTCATTCAGGACATTGTTGACTTTGAAGAAAAAGGATCATACATTTTTATGGGTATGGTAAAATCTATTAAAAGGGGAACAGGATGGTCACGAGTTGAAATTTTGGACAAAACTGGCAGTGTCGGTATATTTGATGATGAGAATACAACTATTGAGACGGGTCGTTCTTATCTTGTCTTGTGTAATGATAACAGGATTGTTTCTTTCATACCTTCTGATGAGATAAAGGAATCATCTCATGCTCTTGTAAAGTTCTTAAGTTATAAGCAGTTGCCATATAAGGATGACGAAATGTTTGTTGTATCATTTAAGCCAAGAATTACAAAGGCTGGAAAGAAGATGGCATCTCTTACACTTGCAGATACGAGTAGAGAATTACATTCTATTACAGTTTTTCCTACATCTTTTGCAAAAGCATATATGCACATTGAAGAAGGAAAATCTTATAAGTTTAGTTTTGGAAAGACAAAAGACGGAACAGTCACATTGGAGGATGTACATGTCAGTTAGTATAGAAGAAGCGTTAGCACAACTTGATCCTAAGTTGAGAAAAAGATTAGGTACTGGAGTAGGTGTAAACTATGAATACCAGCCTACACCTAGTTACGGATTAAACCGTGCACTGGGAGGCGGTCTACCATATGGCAGACAAGTTCTTATCTGGGGTTCAAAGTCTTCTGCAAAGTCTTCTATGTGCCTTCAGATGATTGCTCTAGCGCAAGCAGAAGGAAAACTGTGTGCTTGGATTGATTCAGAAATGTCATACTCGGAAGACTGGGCTAGAACTTTGGGGGTAGATCCAGAAAAACTAATCTACTCACAAGCAAGAACTATCAGTGATATGGTAGATGTAGGCGTTGGATTAATGAACGCTGGCGTTGACCTAATAGTGGTAGACTCTATTACATCAATGCTTCCTGCAATTTATTTTGAAAAGGACACTGATGAAATGAAGGCTTTGGAAAACACAAAGCAGATTGGAGCAGAATCTCGTGACTTTAGTAACGCATGGAAAATGCTTAACTATGCAAACAATAAAGTTAAGCCAACTTTGCTTGTTCTCATTTCTCAGTCTCGTAATAATATTAATGCTATGTATACTAGCCAGCAGCCTTCTGGTGGTCAGGCTACTAAGTTTTATTCCTCATGTATTGTTAAACTCTTTTCTTCAGAGTCAGACAATCAA